TCGGCTTGCGCCTTCTCCACCGTCTTGAGAAGCTGGATGTAATCAATCACGAGCATGTCCATCTCGCCGCGCTGTACCGCGTGCCTTGCGATGTTCGCCAGCCGCTCAACCGTCAGGCCGAAGCCCTCATAGATGTGCAAATGGTCGCTCACGCCGCTTTCGTTCAGTTCCACAAGGCCCTCATTCATCCGCTCCCAATCCTTATCAGTCAGTTCGCCCATTCTCTGGCGGGTGATGCTGACCTTGCTTGTGGCGGCAAGGGCGCGTTGTCCGAGCTGGATTGCGCTCATCTCCAAGGAGATGTAACCAACGTGGAACCCGGCCCGGGCGGCCTGCATGGACGCCGAGAGGAGGAAAGCCGACTTGCCTTTGCCGGGTCGTGCGCCCACAATGGTCAATTCCGGCCTCACCAGCCCGCCGCACAGATACCCGTCCAGTTCCGTGAACCCCGTAGGTATTGCCGTTTCCCTGCGTTCTGCGGCCTCGAAGGCCAGAATGGCGGCATCCCCTCCTTGAATCCATCCCTTATCGTGTTGCTGTGCCCTTGTGGTGATGTCGTTGCAGGCCCCTTCGACAAGCTCAATGATCTGGTCGGCGGTGATGTCCTGTGCCGCCGTCTTGCGGTTGATGCTCTCGGCGATCATCTGGAGCCTTCGCAGGTTGGCCTTCTCCAGCACGATGGAGATATATGCGTCAATGTTGGCCGCGCTCGGCACGCACTGCATGATTGAGATGAGACGCTCACCGCCGCCGATGAAGTCCATCTTGCCCCTCTTGGTCAGCTCGGCGTCGACGGTGGTCAGGTCTACCACGTCACGGCTGTAAGCAACCGTCATCATCGCCGAGAATATCTCCCGATGCACCGGGTCGGCGAAGTCATCAGGCCGAAGCCGCTCCAACGCCTTACCCGTTGCCGTCTTGCTCCGAAACATTGCGCCGAGGACGCTTTGCTCGGATTCGGGATGCGAAATCATGGTCAACCTCCTCTTGGTACAGGCTCAATGAACTCGTCGCCCACATGATACACTTGGTAATTCGGATAGTAATCATCATCGGTCTTGTCGGTGGAGCTGCTCTCGTCTTCCCACCTGCGCTGATTGAGGTAGGTAGCAGGGTTGGGAATGTACTGCAGCTCCTTCCCCTTCCACTCGCCGCTCATCCTTCGGTTGATGTCATCAAGGATGGTCTTCTGCAGCTCCTCGTCCGGTTTGAGCTTGCCCCATGCTTTTCTTGCCAATGACTTGGAAACTTTTTTAGGGTAAACAGAGTAGAAATCATCAAAACCGTCATGAGATATATATGTGTTCTCCGTATCTGTGTGAGTATCTGGTATAGATTTCTGATTTTTGATATTTCGATTTCTGATTTTAGGTAAATCCATTTCCCCGTTTTGGGTAAATTGATTCTCCCGTTTGGTGAACATGGTCTCGCCCAATTCCGTAACCGCATACCACGTCGTTCGGTTGCATGTATTGTTATAGTTTCCCTTGATGATAAGCCCCTCATTTACCAGCTTTTGCAGCGCGCCGGAGATTTGGTTCTTGCCAAGATACGGGAACTGTTCTTGAAACGCCCGGACACTGTTATAAGTCCAATAGTGTCCTTCGTGGTAGTTGGTTCCGTTTGTCCTGTTGTGCTCACACCAAAAGGCTATATTCTGGAAAATCACAGCCGCATTCATGCCGTACCTTGTAGCGACCTCGGTATCAAACATGTGGAACATTTACTTACCTCCGTTTTCTGCGCCTGTCATTCCATAGGCGGGTCACTGTGCGGAATGGTTGGCTATGCCAGAACTCCTCCGACTTATCGAAGTCTTCACCCTTGCAAAGCTCGTGCGGTATGCCAACTATCTTTGTTTGCGCCTTGCAATCCATACAACGCACGTATGCGAAAAAACCGAATTTCCTTGAGTAACCGAGTGCCAAAGTTGGCTCACCTGCGCAAAACGGGCATGGTTTCAAGTACAACTTCTCCACGGTTTCACCTCTCAATCAAAAGGGAGTTCGTCATCATCCTCGACCTCGGTGAACTTCCCCTTTTCGGGTTCTTTGTCCCGGCCTCCAAGGGCCTCCACGCTGTCCGCAATGATCTCGGTGACGTATCGGGTGGAGCCGTCCTGCGCCTTGTAACTGCGCTTCTGGAGGGTTCCAGTGACGGCCACCATGCGGCCCTTGGTCATGTACTTGTTAACGAAGTCGGCGGTCTGACGCCATGCCACAACCGTCAGGAAGTCGGCGTCATACTTGCCGTCAGAGTTCTTGATCTTACGCTGCACAGCCACGTCGAAGGTGCTGCGCGTGAGGCCGGATTGTGTGGTGAACGCCTCCGGGTTTTTGACCAGCCTGCCCGTGATGATTACAAGATTCATATAGACCTCCTTACTGCCGCGTGTACCAGCGGCCACGGTTGTCAAAGCATGGAGTGATGCGAATGTCGGGCTTGGGTTCGGCAGCGTATGCCACCCGCAGTATCAGCAGCCCGATAACAATTGCCACCAACAAGGCGGCGAGTATGCCCTTTCCGTCCTTCATGCTTTTTTCCTCGCTTTCAGCTTGTACAGCCTGCAGATGGTCTTGTCGGCGGGTATGCCGCCCGTCAGGTGGTATTTCTTGAAGAAGGTGTCTTTGCCGGTGCTGTGGATTTCCATGTGGTGCTCGCGGCACAGGGGCAGCACTTCCATCCCCTCATGGATAATCTCCTCGCGGTCCCTGCCCATGCCCACCGCCTCAACGTGGTGGAGGTCGGCCTGCTTGCCGCATACCGGGCACTTCTTGTTAATGAGGCAGGCGTACACGTAGTCGCCAATATCATCCACGTATTCCAGCATTGGCACCTTTGTCGGGATGTCGTTGCGCACAATAAACCGGGCAAGCCATTTCTGGAACTCGGCCACAATGCTCATCGGGGCGTCGGAGAGCGAAAACAGGGTGTCCGCGATTTCCAACATCTCACCGCACCAGAAGTCCAGCTTGAGCGCCTGCTTTACCTCCTCCGGGGTGTCGCCGCTAAAATCGGCAACCTCCCGTATCATGGCGTAACAACTGCGCCTCTGTTTGGAGGATAGCGGGCGGGCGTCTATGTACTCAACCCATACTTCCCGTTGGTGCTGCCTGGCCATCTTGATGTAATCCGCAGGGGCGCGGAGGATGGCTTCGTTCGTCTTTTCATCGAACCCCACGAGGCGCCCCTTTACGCGGTCAATAACTGCCATTCTGTTCAACCTTTCCGGCCCATTGCTCCGCCATTGCTTTTGCAATACCGGGATAAGTCTTGCTGCGCTCCTTGCTGTGCCCGCTGCCCAACTGCCATATCCGCGTCCGTTCTTTCAGCGGTAACGTCATCATGTAGTCGTACACGTTGTCCGTTGCCTGCAGCAGGGGCAGCCCCTTCAACCATAAACACGTCTTTTTCTGTTCCGGGTGGCCGTACTCAAACGGGTTTATGATTTGGTCCGGCTTCCTGTACGCGCTGCTCATAACCCCAACCGGGTTTTCTATCGCTATGCGCTTGCAGTCGGCCATCACGAAGCGGTAAAAAAACGCAATGGCCTCACGCTGCAGCCTGTAGCTCTTTCGCCCTTCGGCGAACCAGCGCTGCCCACTTGAGCAAAGTTCCGTACACGGCGGATGCGCTATGAGCATATCCCACTCACCTTCGATGCTGTGTACCCCCCCCCCGCATATCCTTGAAGGTGCACCGCCCGTCCAGTAGTGGCAGGCAATCCCCCATAATATGCCATTCAGGATGTCCACCGCTGCACTCCTGTATATCGCATGAATAGGCCTCATGTCCGAGTGCACGCAGTTCCTTGGTCACAGCCTGCGATTCTTCGCACGCAACGAGTATCTTCACGTCAGGCTCCCTTCTTCTTGGCCTTGAGGGCTTTCATGCAGGTAAAGCAATAGCATCCGCCATAGGCCACTTTACTCTTCCCAATCAGCTCCGAGGCCGTCATGGTGGTACCGTCCGGCAGCGCAACCCCGGTAATAATGGAACCGCAGCGCTCACACACGGGCGCCTTGATGTTGTGGGCATCAATGTCCTTGATAACCTGCACGGCATCGTCGTAGGTCAGCGCCTCCAAGTTGGCCCCAT